GATGCGGGAGTAGCGATTGATGGTGTAACTCTTAAAGATGGTGGTGCAACATTTACAAGTGCAATCGGTGGTACAAACATAACAGCTTCTGGAACTCTTGGGGTTACTGGTAATACTACAGTTGGTGGTACATTAGTGAATACTGGATTAATTACTGCAAGTGCGGGTGTTGCGATTGGTGGTACAGGAAGTGCAAATACTCTTGATGACTATGAAGAAGGAACTTGGTCGCCTACATTAACATCAAGTTCTGGTGCATCAAGGTCAGTAGATAGTCAAGTTTCAAGATACACTAAGATTGGAAGAATATGTTATGTATCTTCTCAGATAGGAACAATAGGTGCTTTATCAGGCTCTAACAGTGGCACATTGCGTATAGGTGGTCTTCCATTTAATTATAATGGTAGTCAAAGTAAATCAATAACTGGTGATGTTAGATTTCAATTTGTTAATTTGCCATCAGGTATAATCCAAACAACTATGATACAAAACTCTAGTGGTACTAGTAATCTATGGTTTTTTTCTAATACCTTTGATGATGGAAGTGCGGGTGAACTTGGAATAAGTTCTTTTGGCACTAATAGTAATATTATATTATCATTAGTTTATGAAGTAGCATAAGGAGAAATTTCATGGCAATAACAAAAGAAACAGTAGTAGAAACAATTAGAATAGTAGGAAAGTGGAATATTGAGATTGCAACCGATACAGTCATCAAAGAAGATGGAAGTGAAATATCAAGGTCAAGGCATAGACACTGTATTGTGCCTTTTGTTTCAACATATCTTTCAGAAACAGTAGATGGTGTAGAGAAACCAGTTTTAGATTCAAAAGGTAAAAAGAAATGGACACATACTGAAACCGATATATCTGGCGAAACAAAAGAAGTTCAAGCGATAGCTACTGCATTGTGGACAGATAGTATAAAAACTGCATACAAAGCAGATAAAGAAGAAAAGAGTATTTAATGCCAAAACCAACTATTCAAAGTATAAATTTAAAATTAGAAAAACATATAGCTGTAAGTGATGAAAGATTTATTGAGTTATTGAGTAGGGTTAAAAGATTAGAGCATATAATGATAGGTACATCTGGCACAGCAATAGTAATGCTAATAGGTTTACTCGTGAGGTAATATGGTAGTTGCAGAAATTCTTACTGGTATTGCTCTAGTACAGAAATCAGTAGAATTTATCAAGAGCAACATAGCCACAGCAAAAGATATAAAAGACATAGCCAAGCAAATTGATGGGTTCTTTGAAGGCGAAGAACAAATGAATAAGAAGCAAGGCAAGGGCATGGGGATTGCTCAACAGTTTGGTATCGAATCAACAGCATCAGATTTTATAGATAGAAAACTTTTAGAAGAACAGCGATATGAATTGAAGTTGCTGATTAATGATAGGTTTGGTTATGGCACTTGGGAGCAAATTTTAGCTGAAAGAGCCGAGAAAATAAAACAAGCAAAAGAAGCACAAAGACAAGCTAAATTACAAGCTAAGAAACAAAGAGAAGAAATATGGGAAGCACTTAAATGGGTAGCATTTGGATTGCTAGGGATAGGTGTAACAATTTTGCTTTTAGTTTTTGGTTTAAAAGCGTTTGCTACAGAATTAGTTTATGAATACAAACCTAGAGATTATTCAAGACAACAAAAAGAATGGAGAAATCCAGACCCAAAAAAATATACAACTTGTAGGCTAAAGAAAAGAATTACCTCAAAATATACAAATAAAAAAGCGTGTATTTATGAGGGTGGTAATAAGACTTTTACAATGATGATTGAAACTTGGTGTCCTAGAAAATATAAATGTGTTTACGACCCAAATGGCACAGAACCAGATATTGACAAAGTTATGGAAAGTTTAAGGAGCATAAAAGATTGATAACAGCATTTATGTTATATTGTGCAATGCAACCAAGCCAGATGAATGAAGCAAAGATTTATTTCAAATCTATAAATGATTGCACATATTACGCTGAAAAATTAAGTGGACAGCAATTTATGTCAGAAAATGGCAACCAAACATATGAATGTCATTGTAAATTAGTTCCTAGTATTAACCCAAACAAAGTAAAGGTATATTGATGGAAAAAAAATTAGATACAAAAAAAATGTATGAAAAACCAGTAAATCTTAAAATAGATGAAAATAGTTTTGAATTATCTTTAAGAATATTAAGTAATGAATTTGTTGCAATAAAGATTGGTTCTACAAATTTTTCTGGTAAACTAATAGCGGGTGGTATTTTATTATTGTTTTTTACCCTAATTTTATTGGAGGGTTTTGGTTTGAATGAGTTATTAATGCAATGAATGTAGA